TCACTCGGCTGTCCCGGGTGAGCTCTTCGGTTGTGAAGGTTCGGATGGCGCGCCTCTTTCTGACGCGCCCGCGCTGGCGGCGGCGATCCTACCGGGAATGCGGATGGGCATGAGCATCGCCCGGAAGGTCGGGCCGATCGCGATCTCGATCGGGTTCAGCTCGCCCCGGAAGCGGAGGATCGCGCCATAGAACGCCGGCTCGACCTTCTGCAGGCGCGCCAGGAGCCCGATGCTGAAGGAGCTCTGCACCGTCGGGCGGTACGGCTTGGTGATCTCGGGATAGAGCACGCTCCAGAGGCCCTTCGGGAAGCCGGCCGGCTCGCTGAACTCGTGGACCTGCTCGAAGGTGTCGATGCGCGCCCGGTTGCGCGTCGCATCGGCATCGGTGATCTGGACGAGGAGCGTCGACGTCGGCTGCTTGAGCTTCCGGTAACGCCGCAGCCGCGCCTTCACCTCGAGCTCGACCTGGACCGCGAGCTCTCGCGGGATCGAGAGCTCGAAAGGCTCGGGCGCCGACTCGGCGGGATCGCCTTCGCGCATCGGATCGGCCGAGTCGATGGCGACGGTGTACGGATCGCAGCCGATCGCGTGGACTCTCTTCTCGCGGACGAGCAGCCGGACGGCGTTTAGTCCTGGCCGGACGTCCTCATCGGCGCGCACGACGAGGAGCGCGTTGTGGAGGATCCGGGCGAGGTCCTCGCCGCGAAGCTTCACCGTCTTCATCGGTGCGCCTCGAGCTCGTGCTGCTTGCGCGCGCGGATCGCGACGCGCGTCGTGAGCGCACCGAAGGCGACGCCGCACGTCGGGCACTGCGAGGTCGCCGGCTGATTCTTCTTCGGCCGGCGGATCTGCCATTCGCGGAGCCTGCGACGCTCGCGGCGACTCGCGGGCGGGCGCGTCGAGGAGGTCGTCGACGTCACCGTCATCGCTTGAGGAACTCCACGGCCTCGTCGAGTGACGCGGTGACGAGATCCGCGAGCTTCCACATGAGCTCGGCCTCGCTCTGCTCATCGAGCAGCACGACGGTCGGCTTGCGCTGGCCGATCGCGTAGCCGGCCTCGAGGTGCGCGGATCGCCCGCACGGCATGACGAGGAGGCACTGCTGCGCGTGGAACAGCGCCGAGTAGTCGTGGTGGAAGCCGTCGATCGCGATCGGGTGCTTGAGCATCTCGACGACCTGGTCGCCGCGCGCCTTCTGCCAGTCGTTCGCACCCTGGCCCTCGGCCGCGATGTCCTTCCAGACGTCGGTCCAGGCGAAGCCACCGATCCCCGGGCGCGGCTGACGGAAGTCGTAGTGCGGGAGGTCCTCGATGCGGAGCCGCTCGAGCACCGACGGATAGCGCGCGTTCCGCCACGACGATGCGACATAGATCACGATGTGAGCTCCTGCTCTGCGATCGCGACGATGATGTCGAGCGCGGGCTTGTTCTTGAGCTCCGCCGTCTCGGCCGGGTGCTCGCACATGGACACGTACCGCTCGCGCGCGCGTTGCATCGGCGCGGCGTGCGGCCCCGGATCCCGGCACGCATTGAAGATCGCGACGGCTTCGCCCCGCAGGCTCCAACCGGTCAGGACGAAGCAGCGACAGGGCCAGCGGTGCATCCACTCGGTGTCGCTGAGGACCGGATCGAAGCCAGGCTGCAGCATCGTGATCGCGCTCATCGCTCGTCGCTCCACGTGTTCGTCGCCTCGTCCTCCTCGAGCGGCGTCCCCGCCGGCGACGGCTTCGTGAGCCCGCGCTTGCGCAGCGAGTACGCGACGAGCTGCTCGCGCGTGAACAGGCGATGCCCGCCGCACGCTTTCTCCTGGCCCTGGCGGAGCGCGCGCAGGCAGCGATCGCCGGCACAGAAGAACACCGCGGTCTCGCCGCAGCTCTCGACCGTGCAGATCGCGGAGTGCCGGTGCGGTGCCACCGCGCTCGGCCGGCGCCACACGCCGTCGTCGCTGCGGTGCCAACCGTGCGCGCGAAGCTCGTCGTCGCTCATCACGACGGTGCTCCGGCCATGCGCATCGATCGGGTCGCGGCCTTGAGCTGCTCGAGGACCGCGGGGTCCACGGGCTCATCGCGCAGGCGCGCGTCGGTCGCGGCGCGCTCGGCCATCTCGCGATCGCGGTGCTCGCGCTCCTCCGCCTCCCCCACCTCGAGGCGGGCCCATTCCGGGATCCGCCGGGGCGAGCTCTTCGCGTCCATGTGCCGGCGGATCGCGGTGAGGATCTGCGTCTCGGTCGCCCACCGCGTCGCCGCGAGCGCGTGCTCGTGGACGATGCGCAGCGCCGCGCGGTCGGTGTACGGCGAGCCGACCTTCGCGGTGACCTGGAGCCAGACGCGCTCGGCCTCTTTGCCGAAGCGGTGCTGCTCTCGCGCGATCTGCCTCTCGGTCGGCATCCTCGTCGGGATCTCGATCGCTGGCGCGCGCGCAGCGCGCGAAAGGTTCATTGACGGTTCGAGGGCGGGTACGGACGGTTTGGGTGACACAGCTGTGTCACCCCCCTGGTGACGTAGCTCTGTCACCCCCCTGGTGACATGGGTGTCACCCCCCTGGTGACGCCGGCGTCGGGGTGACGTGTTGTCAGGGGTGACGTGGGTGTCATCCCCCAGGCGCAGCTGGCCGACGCCCGGGACCGTGTAGAGGTGAGTCCCGTGAGGACCCGCGCCGCGCTCGATCCGCAGCTCGCCGGCGGCCTCGAGATCCCGGAGCACCCGCGAGACGTTGCGGTCGCTCGTCCGCGCGAGCTGGGCGATCGAGCCGATCGACGGCCACGCTCCGGTCCCGTCCTGGTGCGTCGCCTCGGCGATGACGATGAGCACGAGCAGCGACGTCCCCGAGAAGTGCGACGTCCGGAGCACGTGGCCGACGGCGTACCCGCTCATCGGCTGCCGCCGCGGTGATGGAACGTGCCGCTCTGGCGGGTGCTGATGTTGCCGATGACGTGGTAGACGGGGTGGCCGAGATAGCAGCGGACGACCTTCCGCTTCGGGAAGCGCTTCCGCGCGTCGGCCTTCGTCGGGTAGCAGCGCTTGCCGCAGGCGCAGATCGGCAGCCGCGACGTCGTTCGGGTGTTCATCGCTCCTCCCCCGATCCGAGCGCGCGCAGCGCGTGGAGCTCCTGGCCCATGCCGATCGACAGATCACCGGTCTCACGCGCGCGCTCGAGCATCGGCGCGAGCGCCGCGTACATCGTCCGGCCGGATCCGATGTGCAGGTGCGGGAGGAATTCCTCCTCGAACGCGACGAGCCCGGCCTCGACCGCTTCGAGCTTCGACTTGAGGTGCCAGTAGAGGACGCGCGCGAGCCGACGCTGCTCGCGATCGTTCGCCGGCCAGGGGATCTGCAGCCGCACGCCGGCGATGAGGTCGACGCGGTATTTGTCGATCCACTTCCGCGGCGTAACGCGCTCTTTGCCGACGAGCGTCCGCTTCACTGGGAAGTTGAACTCGATCGCGAAGACGGACGACGATCCGCTCTGCGTCCAGCGCACGTCGACGACGCCGTACTTCTCGAGGAGCGCCTCGACGTTCGCCTTGCTCTGGGCGATCGAGACGCTCGTGTCGCCATACGGGCTGAGCGGGCTCACGCGAGCTTCTCGAGGGCGGCGATCGCCTTGTCGAGGTGGTCGCGCCGCGCGCGCAGATCCGCCAGCGCGCCGGAGATCCAGGAGGTCGTCCCGTCGAACCCGCTACGCGGCACGTCGGGCCTCTTCGGCGCCGCGGGGGGGGTCCGGTCAGCGTGCCTTCGTCCGGGCTTCGGGTGGCGACGGGCATCGAGCCGTTCGATCCGACCACGCGTCTGCACCTTTCCCTTGCACTTGAGCTCGTGCTTGACGCGCCAGGCCCCGTCCTGTGTGAAGGTCTTCCCGCACCCTTGCTTGCACACGATCTCGTCGCTCATGGCCCGTTCCCTTCCGCGCGCACGTGGGCGCGCAACGCTTCCTCGACCCTCGGGCCCGCCAGCCTTCGAGTCGCTCGTTGCTCCCCACGTCGCGCGGATCTCTCCGGGCGACCTATGCGGCGCGGTCCTTCACCGAGGTGCCGCGCCGCGACCTCGCGTTAGCCGCTCTTCTTCTTGCCGCTCGAGCTCGGCCCGCTCGCCGCGGGCTCGCCCGTCGACGTACCCGCCTCCGACGTCTCGGCCGCCGGTGTCTCTTCCGGTGCCGGCTCCTGCTCGATGCGCTCGGCGAATCCCTCGCGCTCGAGATAGGCCGCGTCGTTCGGGCTGACCTCGAGCTCGGCGCCCTTCTCGACGAGCCCGAGCTCGTCGCGATTGATCGTCGAGCCGGGGAAGTCCCGGATCGCTTTGACCTTCTCCATGTCCACCTCCTTTCCCGTCAAGCCAGATCGAGTGCGCAACGTGATGGGCATCACCGAGGGCGCCGGCGCGGGCCGTTGAATCCCGCGCCGCGCTCCTCGTGCGGTGGGATGAGTGGGCGCTTCACACGGACAGCCGCAGCTGCTCGGCCGGCCAGCGTCGATCGGCGTGCGCGTCCATCGCGCGCAGCTGCGCGCCGAAGGTGCCCATGCGACTCATGACCTCGTGCCGGCGCCAGCGCTCGTACTCCTCGCGCGACGTCGCGAGCTCGTACAGATGCAGCGGGCCGGGGGTGGTGATGACGAGCTCGCCGCGCCGGCGCGCCTCCTCGATCGCCTTGCGCATGAGCCGGTCCGTGACGTTCATGCGCTGCGCGAGGATCCCGCGGTCCTGCTTCCCGTCGAGCAGCCAGCGCAGCACGTCGTCGACGTACACGTCGATCTTCCGCCGCGGTCGAGGTCGGTCGAGGCGCGGGAAGCGCGCGCGCCGTGCCACTACAGAGGCGCATCGCACACCGGCGGGCTCGGGTCGCTCACCTCTGCCCGCCGCTCCCCTTGTGCCGCGTGGCTCTTTGCGAGCTCGCGCGCGATCGCGATGATCCCCGGAAGCGTCGCCGCCCCGAGCGCCGTGTAGAACGCCGGATCGGACGTCGAGAGGCGGCTGACTTCCGGTCCAGCCGCCTCCGCCGCCCTCGGTGTGACGAGCAAGGTCATTGCGCGAGGTCCTCATCCGGCCACGACATCCGGAGGGCGCGCCGCGTCCGAGTGATGTGCTCCCAGAGGTGCTCGGTGTCGTGGAACGCCTCGTTCAGCTCTTGGGCACCGTCATCGAGATCGCGCCCGCGCAGCTCGAGCCCGATCGCCATCAGGCGGTCCTGGACGTCGACGATCGTTTTGTCGAGCAGATCCAGTCGCTCGACCAGGTCGACGACCCACAACGGCTGCGGCCGGATCGTCGCGATCTCTCGCGCCATCAGCGCTTCGCCTTCTTCTTGCCGTCGAGGTTGAGGCGCGTCGTGTCGATGCCGTAGTGCGCGTAGATCAGCTCGACGAGCTCGGCCTTTTCATCCTGGCGCGAGCCGATCTCCCGGAGCGTTGCCACGGCGGCCCATCCGGTCGCGCGGGTGCGGACCTCGCGGATCGGCATCTTCTCGATGCGCCGCCAGAGCGCGGCGCGCCAGCCCGGATCCCACTCGTGCGCGCGGCCGGTGACGATCGCGAAGAGCGCGAGCCGCGCGGGCTCGCCGTCGATGCCGCCTTTGAGCAGCTTCTCGTCGACCTTGCGGTCGCGATCGCCGGCGTCGTAACGGCCGTGTCCCGCGAGCGCGCGTGTCGCCGCGGCGTCGGCGGCCTTCGCCTTCTGCTGTTTCGCCTTCTCACGCGCGGCCGCGGTCTGCTTCGGCGAGAGCTTCTGGCCGCGCTTGCCGAACTGCGCCTTCGAGAGTGCGTCGCGGTACTTCCGGTAGCCGGCCGCGACGATGCAGACCCGCTTGAGCTGGTACGCGCCGGTGTAGTCGTTCTCGGCCACGCCGAGCGCGCGGCACGTGCAGATCTTGTCGTGCGTCGCAACGTCACCGTCGGCGTGGCGATATGTGCCGACCTCGACGGACCCGCTGATCGGGCCGAGGATCTTCGCCGGCGGGGTGCCGAGAATCTCGCTGATCTTGATGCGCCGGCGGCCGGCCCAGATCTCGCCGGTGCCCCACGTGACGACGTGGTCGGCGCGATCCTTCGCCTTCTCGCGCGCCTCGGCGACGTTCGCCTTGATCTTTTGGATCACGGCGTCGGCCTGGGTGAGCTCGCGCGCCTGGTCGCGCAGCTGCTCGACGGTGACGCCCTTTTTTAGCGTCAGCGACGAGGCCAGGTGCGCCGGGACGGAGAGCGCGACGCGCGCGTGCTCCGCGCCGATCGTTTGCGTGCGCAACGCTTCCTGGACCAGCTTCGGCGCCTCGAGCAGCCGCAGCGCGTTCGCGACCGTCGACGGCGCGAGCCCCACGGTCTCCGCGAGCTCTTTCTGCGACTTGCCGGTGAGCGTGAGCCAGCCGCGGAACGCCTCGGCCTGCTCGAGCGGCTCGAGGTCCTTGCGCTGCAGGTTCTCGATGAGCGCCGCGGCCATCGCCTGCGCCTCGTCGAGCTCCATAACGCGGACCGGGATGTTCTCGAGCTTCGCCTTCCGCGCGGCCGCGAGACGCCGGGATCCGGCGACGACCTGGAACTTCCCGTTGTGCCGCACCGCGACGATCGGCTCGATGAGGCCCGCGCTCTTGATCGAGGCGGCGAGCTCGCTCAGGTCGCCCACGTCCTTGCGCGGGTTCGACGGGTGGACTTCGAGCTTGCCGAGGTCGATGAGCTGGATCTGCTCGGCGACGGCGACGGTCATCGACGCACCAGCCCCTGCGACGCCGGCGAGAGATCCGCCGCGCGGCGCTTGGTCTCGTGGCGCCGGCCTTCGCGTGTCGTCCAGACGACGCTCACGAGCCGACGTCCGACCTTCGTGACCATCCCCTCGATCCGCGCGCGGCCGCCCCACGTGAACGCGACGCGCTGACCGACCGCGAAGTTCACTGGACGGATCGGCGTGAAGTTGCACGTGCCGCATGCCCCGTCACGCTCGTGCGTGCCGCTCACGGGCAGGATCCGGCCGTCGCGCGCGGTGTAGTGCCGCGGGTCGTTGATCGTCGCCGAGCTCGCCATAGTTCGTTCCTCCCTACCTGCGCCTGCGGATGGATCGCGCGCGCCCTGACCTCCCTAGTGCCCGATCGCCGCGGTGAAGTACCAGGCCCCGATGAGCCACATGAGCGCGAAGCCGACGTACACCCCCACCGTGCCGACGTGCACGATGGATCCGGCCGCGCGCGTCCACGAGAAGCCGATCCAGCGGAGGCGCACGAGCGCGAGCCCCTCGGCGGGATGCCCGTGACGCTCCGAGCGAACGCCGTGCTGGTGCTCGGTCACGCCGCGACCGTCGTTGCGGAAGTGGCGGTGCGTCGTCTCGCCGGCGACGGCGCGGCGGAGGGGAATCGCGGGCGAGCCATCGGAGTTCGGCTTGCCCTCCCCGTGTCTCGGATCGGTCATGAGGCCGTCGCCTCGTCGACGACGACCGCGATCAGCGGCAGCTGCTGCGGCGCGAGGCGGTCGACGTAGCCGGTGAGCGCGCGGAGGTCCTCGCGCAGCGCCGCGCGCGCCGCGTCCTCGAGCTCGTCGATCTGCTCGAGCGTGTGGACGTGCTGGTGGATCCGCGCGATCGCCGCGTCCTCGCGAGCGTCGATGCGATCGGCCTCATCGAGGCGCGCGATCGCCTCCATCCCGCGGGCGACGATGCTGGTGCGGTCACGCTCCAGGCGGCTTGCGCTCACGCGACACGCTCGGCGCGGGCCCGGTCGGCGATCTCGTTGAGGAGGTGCCGCGAGAAGAGGTACGGCGGCGGGACCTCGAGCAGCTCGACGAGCTTGTCGACCTCGGCCGCGGTTGGGATCTCCTGCCCCAGCTCGATGCGGCTCATCCTGGCTTCGGTCGTTCCGAGCGTCGTCGCGACCTCGGCCTGCTTGAGGCCCTTCTGCTTCCGGTAGAACTCGATTCCTGACTTCACGCCGCGCCGCGCCTCCGGGCCGGTAATTAGCGGTTCGTATCTGCCGTACGCGGGAACATAGCGACGATTCCCGAACACGTCAAGAGGCCATTCCCCCATGCGGCAGGCAAGCCGATAAGTTCCACGGACGATGGGGAAGGTGTTCGATCGATTCGGCTTAGGTGCCGCGATCGTCGCCGCGCGCGGCCCCCGCACTCAAAAGGACGTGGCGCTCGACGCCGGGATCAGCGACTCCACGCTCTCTCGCTACGAGCAGGGCGACCGGCCCGAGGGCTTGGACATCCTCTTCCGGATCCTCAAGTCGGTCGGCCTCGAGATGGCACTTGTCGCGCGCAATGAACCGGCGCCCGGCAATGAGCACCGGACCGAGGTCCTCGTCTACGAGGACGGCGAGCTCACCCAGGAGCAGATGAAGGCCGTCGACTCCGTCGTCCAGTCGTTCAAGCGCCGCGTGGAGCGTTAGCCGACACGTAAACGGGATTTGCCAACCAGTTGAGCCCCGCTTAGCGTGACCACCGTCGTCGGCAATCTGGGGTGGGGAGACGGAGGGAATGACCAATGCGAGTTGGCCGGATGACGGTGCCGTCATCCGCCGCGAGGTGCTGGGCGGCGGCGTGCGCGAGGTGCGCGTCGAGGTAGTGCGAGGACTCCCGGGTGGGGTCGCGGCCGTCACGGTACGGACGCCCGAGGTCCTCGGGATCCTGGTAAATCGGCAATTCGTCCGCCGCGGCTGGGCGATTCCCCTTTTCGGCGTCCTGTTCGTGACACTGGCGATCGCCGAGTTCGCCGCGGACCTGTACCGCGACGGGGCCCTCGAGCTCGTGCAGATCTTTCGATGAAGAGGAGCGACAGATGAGAGCTTGGTGGAGCGCGCGACGGACTCGCACGAAAGTCATCCTCATCGCTCTGGCCGTGCTCTTACTGCTGGGAGCACTTCCACGATCGCCTTCGACCTCGTCGAGCTCGAGCCCAACGCCGACCGTCGCCGCGGCCGCGAGCACCGCGGCCGCCAGCACCTCGCCCGCGACCGCGACCCCGGTGCCCACACAGACGGCCACGCCCGCGCCGACCCCGTTCAACTTCGGCAGCGGCAAGAAGCTCGTCGGATCGGAAGTGCCCCCCGGAACGTACCGCATGAGGACGGCGGCGCCGGGGTGCTATTGGGAACGCCTCAGCGGCCTGGGCGGAACGTTCGGGGAGATCCTGGCGAACGGTAATCCATCCGGCCCGGAGATCGTGACGATCGCCGCGACCGACAAAGCATTCAATTCGACGCGCTGCGCGCCGTGGAGCGCCGACGTCTCCGCGATCACGAAGAGCCCGACGGATCCATTCGGCGACGGAACCTGGCAGGTCGGGGTCGACATCGCGCCGGGGACCTGGCGCTCAGCTGGTGGAACGACCTGCTACTGGCAGCGGATGAGCGGCTTCTCCGGAAACGCCCGCGAGATCATCGCGAACGACAACACCGGCCCATCGACCATCGTGGAGATCGGGGCCGGCGACAAAGGATTCTCGAGCGCGCGTTGCGGCATGTGGACGAAGGTCGGCTAAATCGGGAAGGAGTGACACCCGTCGCGACACCGACCGATTACCGCGACGACCCGGGCGATGGTCTGCCAGCGCGCATCGTTGGCGCTTGGGCTCGCGAGAAGGCCGTCTACGTCGGCAAGTACATGCAGATCTTCGCTGCCGGCATGAAGAGCCGGTGGGCGGAGCGGGTCTACGTCGATCTCTTCGCCGGACCCGGCGTCTGCGTCACGCGCGACACCGACGATTTCTACGACGGATCCCCACTCGTCGCGCTGAACCGTCCGTTCACCCGCCACATCTACGTGGATAAGGATGCCGTCGCCACCGCGGCGCTCGAGCAGCGTGTCGCGCCCTGGCGCTCGCAGCGCCCGATCGACATTCTCAACGAGGACTGCAATGACGCGGTCGACCGGGTCGTCGAACTCATCCCGAAGAACGCAATCGTCTTCGCGTTCCTGGATCCGACGGCTTGGCAAATCCGCTTCGAGACCGTGCGCAAGCTCTGCGACGCGCGCCGCGTCGACGTCCTCATCACCTTCCAGGTCGCGGCCCTCAAGCGAAACCGGCTGCGCGATCTCAAGACGATCGACGACTTCTTCGGTACAGAGCGCTGGCGGCCCGCGCTCGAATCCGGGGAAGTCGCGCGCATGGCGCACTTCACGGCGACCTACGGGGCTCAGATGGGCTCGCTCGGGTACCTCGACGTCGGCGATGTCATCGAGCCGCGGATGCGGATCTCAACTGGCGCGCTCCTGTACACGTTGCGCTTCTACTCGAAGCACGAGCGCGGGCACGACTTCTGGCGCGAGATCGCAAGCGTCGAGCCGAGTGGGCAGATGCAGCTCCTGCGGGTGCCGGCTACACCGCGGCCTCGCTGAGAATCAGGCGGTGGCGATCGCTGCCGGTCGCGGTCGCGGCCGCGGCGAGCTCGTCGTCGACAGGGACAAGCGCCGGCCCCGCGACCAGCGCGCGGTCGGCGATGGGCGCACGTCGACCGAGGGGTACTGATTCCAATACCGGCGATCGAGACTCCGGCCGCCGGCCTTCGCGGTGAAGCCGCCCCACTGCTTGAAGAAGAAGGCGACGTCAGCGTTCACGCACTTGTCGCGGAGCTCGCGTACCCAACGCGCCTCGATCGGCCGTCGGTGCCGGCCGCTTTCACCGCCCGCGATCACCCAATGGATCCCCGAGAGATCGAGTTTCGTCAGCGGACCCAGAAGCGGCTCGCAGGAGAGGAAGCGGACCGTCGCCCGAGCCTCGCGCAGCTCGTCGACGCGATGGAGCACGCGCTCGTCCTCGATGCTCGTGCCGAGCCAGATGTGCGCCGGTGCCGGCGCACCGCGGTAGCGACGCTCGATGTAGCCGGCGAAACGCTCGGGGCGTTTGGTGAGCACGAAGTACACATGGCGATCGACGCGCTCCATCGTCGTGAAGACATCGTCGATGAAACGGTCTTCGATCTGTTCGTGCATGAGGTCCGCCATTGAATCCACGAATACGAGCTCCGGCTCCGGCCAGCTCGCGGGATCGCTGAGCCGCTGCGCCAGGAGCTGGATCTTCGAGTACGGCAGGTCGTATTGAGGCGCGAAGGGCAGCGCGACCCCGGCAGCGCGCGCGGCGACGGGATTGCGATAGCCGGCGGCCTTCGCCGCAGCGAGCTGCGGGACAAAGCGACGTCGGTCATGCCAGTCGAAGGCGTAGCAATTGTCACAGCCGGCCGACACGCGGGTGCATCCCGTCGTCGGATTCCAGCTCATCGTCGCCCACTCGATCGAAGTCTTGCCGCTCATCGCTCCTCGACATCGTAAGGCGCGGGGAAACAGGCCCGCCGCCCCACTCCGGCGGGCTCTCCTCGTCTAGCTCGTCGGCGTCGTCGTTGTTGGCTTCGCCGTTGTCGTGATCGCGTGCTGAACGCCCGCACCGGTCGCTGCGATTGTGATCGCGGCGATCGCCAGCGCGAAGGCGTTTGGTGCGACGAGGAGCGCGCTCGAGATCGCATAGAGAATCGTCAGCACCGTGCCGGTGATGACGGCCGTCGCGACCTTCGCCCGTGGGGACTCCACGCCGGCGAACATCACGACGAGCTGGACGACGATCGCGGTCGCCGCGCCGGCGGTCGCGATCAGCTGGGCCGCGTCGAGAACTGCACTCGGTGACATCCTGACCTCCCTTCTTCGTTTCGCGCGAAACGAGCTACTTGAACGGCTCGCCGGTCTTCACGTCGGGGCCAGAGAGATCCGCGTTCGCGGTCACGGGCATCGAGCGGAAGGCCTTCGCCAGCCATTGCTGCAGGCGGGAGACCCAGGTCATCGGCTCGTACGCCTCGAGGTGCGCGTAGACGCGGTTCAGCTTCGCGCGGTCGTCATCGGTGAACATGTCGTCCTCCCATCGCTTGTTCGCGATCCAGTCGGAGATCTCCGAGCCCGGGCAGCTCGTGCTCGACCAGAACTTGTGCGAATGCACGGTCGTCTCGAGGGACGCGAGCTCGGCCATCCGTGCCCATTGCGCCGGCGTCGGCGTCTGCCCTTCGCCCACCATGACCTGGACGTGCTGGCTCCGCGCGTTGCCGACTGCGTCGCCGCACGCCGCGAGGACCGCGTCCTGGTCCCGGCAGAGGTAGAGCGTGCCGTCGGTCCAGATGGCCTTGTGGTACGAGATCCCGCCCCAGCCCTTGCCGATGTGAAACGCCGCGTCGGCCTTGAGGAGATCCAGCGGGTCGGCGGTGAGATCGAGCGCGGGTCCGTTCCAGTGAAACGTGAGCGAGTCCTTCGGCAGGAATGTGCCGAAGATGTTGCCCTGGCAGGGCAGCAGGCTGCGCACGTCGACGACCCCGCTCGGCGCCGGGGCGCTGCGAACCGGCCGCAGCGAAGGGCGCGCCTGGTACATGAGCTCGGTGAAGAACGCGAGCGCCGCGGGATCGTGGCCGAGCATCGCCTCCTTGAAGCACTCGGCCCATCGCTCCCCGGGGAGCATCACCCACTGCGCCATGCCGCTGAGCGTGTTGCCGATCCGGAGCGCCTCCTCCCATGAGGACGCGGGCATGATGACGCCGCGGGCGATCTGAAAGTCCCAGAACGGCTTGTGGTGCCAGCCGGGGAACGTCGTCGACCAGTAGTCGAGCGTGTAGTCGAAGGCATGGCCGCACTCGTGGAACGCGTCCGATGCCGGGAGGACGTAGCCCGCTGCGACCTGGAAGACCGGGATCGCGCCGCGCAGTCCGTGCTCCCAGGCCTGGCCGCCGCTCGGCTCGTCGTCGAGCAGGATCGGAATGCCCGGGCCCGGCGCCGGCAGGATCGGAAAAGCCGCCTGCGCGGTCGCGTAGAACGGCAGCATCTGCTGCCCGGCGGTCATGCTCACTTCTTCGCAACGTCCTTCGCCTTCGCGGCGCGCTTCTCGAGCTCGAGCCAGCACACCGCGCAGACGAGCCGGCCGTCGATCAACAGGATCACGCCGATCCCCGTCGGACAGAGCCAGCAGCCCGGCATGCGGTCACGACTCATCGCTCACGGCCCGTGTCCGATCGAGACGCGGGCGCCGAGGACCGCGAGGGCGAAGATCCCGAGCGTCGCCCAGATCACGACGCTCTTCAGCACGTCGAACCCCATCCGCAGGTACCAGGGCTGGCGGTTGTAGTGCCCGTCGATCCGGTGCTGCTCGAGCGCCTTGCCCTGAGTCGTGAGCATCTCGCTCTGCGTGGCGAGGAGCCGGCTGACGTCGGCGACGACCCACATGAGCCCCTGCTTGGGGTCGCCGTTGCCGAGGATGAACTTCGAGTGCCGCTCGAGGTCCTGGCGGATCTCGATCACGTCGCTTTGCAGCTGCTCGACCCTGATCTCGAGCTCCATCGAAGGCTCCATCTCGGGGCGCATCTCCATGCTCACGACGCGACCCGCCAAACGACGATGTGCAGTCCGATCACAGGCAGCGGGTGGATCCAGAGGTCGAACTGCGTGACCGCGACGGCCGGCGGCGGCAGCTTCGGATCCGGAGCGAGCCCGATCGGCAGGCGCGTGCGCTCGATCTTCGGGACCACGCCGATGTAGAGGGCCGCAGGCTCGAACTGCAGGTTCATGTGCGCCGCCCAGCGCGGCCGCGCGAGCCGGAGGAGCGCGAGGTTTCCGACCATCACTGCAGCTCCTGATAGATCCGCCGCAGGACCACGGTGAGCGCGTCGATGCACTGATTGACCTGCGCGGGCGTCCGCGCGGTCCCGAACGTCGAACGGAGCACCGATACCGCGTTCGTGAACGCGCTCTGGTCCGCCGGCGGTGGCGGCGGCGGCGGCGCAACATACGGATCGAATGTGACCGTGCCGTCGGCCGCGAGGTAGACGTTCCCGTGCGGCTGGGCGTAGGCGGCCGAGAGATCCGTCTGCATCTTCGAGGTCAACTCGACGATCGCGCAGTCGTCCCGAGGGCCAAGCGAGATTCCGGTCTGAATGACAACCCGGTCGAGGGAGCGGACCGAGGCCTGCATCTACGCGAGCCTCACGGCGACGATCGTGCTTGCGTTGTTGCCGACCCCGTTGTCCGGCGCCGCGGCGTGGAGCGTTGAGCCTCCCTGCGTCGCCGCTGCACTGCCCTTGTAGCTCGTCGTCGAGCCGGGCGTCACGATCGCGACCATCGGCAGCGGCGTCGGTCCGGCCGTTCCCGAGGCGCCGATGTAGTTGTTGCCCTCCGTGCTCGCGTACGTCGTTGTGCCATCCCACAGTCGCCCGGTCGCCTTGCCGGCGGCGTTCGAGACGCCCGTCGAGGGTGTGCAGGTGAGGACGCAGATCACAATCCAGGTGCCGGCGGCGAGCGAGACGCTCGGCCCGTCGTACCAGGTGTTCGCGTTGGTCATCGTCACGTTCGAGCCAAGCTGCGCCGACGCGGTCGTCAGCGTGACGCCGTGGTTGTGGTCGGAGCGCGAGATCGTGGTCGCGCTGCCGTTCGCGGCCGCGTAAGCGAGCGCGGCGACATTGCCGAAGGCCTCGCGGCCGTGCTTGTGATCGCTGCGCGCGATCGTGTTGTTCGATCCCTCGGCGGCTGCGTCGCCCACCGCGCTCGTCGTCGGCGCGACCCCAGCCGTCGGCCCGGTGACATCGACGCGGTTCTGGCCTGCGTTGTCGGCCGCGGTGATGAACGGCGAGATGAAGTTGACTGTCGGCCGCGCGGCACCGGTCGAGACGCCCTCCTCCTGGAACGCGAGTGTCCCGGCGGTCGAGAGCGTCGCAACGCCCTCGGGCGGTCCTTCCTTGCTGGTTGCGAGATTCTTCAGCGTGAAGTCGTAGTCGGAGGTGTCCTGGACGAAGCACTGGAAGTGCCCGGTCATCTCCGGCCCGCCGACGAGCGCACCCGAGTTCATCGTGGCCGCACCGCCCATCGCGGCCAGGGTCTGGGTGAACTTGATGTGCGTGCCGTCGACGATCTGCTTGATGACGCCGTAGAAGCGGCCGGCGGATCCGTCAATCGGGACGAGGTCACCGACCGCGAAGCCGGTGCTCGAGATCACGGTGATCGTGTCGTCGGTGGTGAGCATGTTCGCGGTCGAGCTCGTCTGCGTGCCGGCATTGGGCGAGTGAGGGTTCGCAACGGTGGTGCCGCCGGCGGAGTCGAGGTAGATCGTCGCGAGGGTGAGCGTGTTCGCGAGATAGATGCGGCCTTCGTAGCCGGTGCCGCCGATGACGTTGCCGGCCTCGTCGACGGCCCAGCGGACGATGCGGCGATAGGCCATCTAGACCTTCACCAGGGCGCTCGAGAGCGTCGGCTCGTACGAGCCGACCTCGATGTCGTACTGGCTCTGGGTCGTCGAGAGCAGCGTCGGCGTGACGCGCTGAATGAGGAAGCGCCCCATCCCGGTACCGAGCTTCTTGCTCGCGCTCGCGTTCACGCTGCGCTGCGACGGCCGCGGGTACGGCACGGTCAGCGTCCCGCGGTTCGGGTTGATGACGTCGATGCGCATGCCGGGGAACAGACCCGATTCCCAGACGCGGAAGCCCACGACCCGCCGCGGCCGCGCGGCCGCGAGCTCGGCGAAGGCGCGCTGCTGGCATTGCGCGACCGTCGTGAGGCTCGAGTCGCTGATGTCCGCGAGCTGCCGGATCCGCATCGTCGGCGCGAGCGGCTCGTCGGAGATCCGCGCGTTGTACTTCGCGAGGAGCTGCCAGTCGGTCGCCGTATACGTGGCGCCGCCGGTTCCGTTCACCGTCACGCGGAAGGCCGCGGGCGTGAAGTCGGTGGAGTCGGTGAACGCGCCGGCCGCGTGGAGGATCGTCCCGTCCGGTGACTTCTGATCGACGCCCCACGGCGCGAGGCGGGTGATGTCGTTCCAGTGCAGCGCCTTCGCTGCGTCGAGGTAGTAGAACGGCTTGAACGCGTTCTGCGCCATCGTGTCGAGGAACGAGCGAAGCGTCGTGCCAGGGTTGAAGGTCATCGCTGGCATCGAGGAGCGATTCGAGAGGAGCAGGTGCGCTGGCGACCCCGACGCGATGTTCCCGAAGTACTTCCCCAGGATGTCGCGGATGATGTAGACGTCGCTGAAGCCCGCGGCGTAGGTCTCAGTCGCGGTGATCTCGGTGCGGTCGAGGAGCGCGCCCCAGCCCTGGACAGCGACGTCGTACTCGACGCCCTTCGGCGGCACGTTGCGCGCCGTGATCTGGGCGATGCGGCCCTGCGCGATGATCGTCGTCCCGTCGAGGTCGACGAGCTTCGCGAAATCCTCCTCGGTCGGGATGAACGAGAGCGAGCGGTCCTCGTCGTCGATCGTGAAGCTCCACTGATCGACCGGCTGCCCGATCTCGAACGGCCCGATCTGCACGGTGTCGAAGCGCACGCGCTTGGGCGTCGACGCCAGCAGGTCGACGTTGCGCACGACAAGTTGCCGGGTCACACCCGCCCTCCGACCATGCGGTAACCGCGATAGATGCGCTTGCTGGTGGCGCGGGCGACCAGCGCCCCGTCCATGTAGATGTCGTGGCCGTGCCCGCCGCCGCCCGAGTCGTCGGAGCTCGCGCCGGCCGCAGCCGCGGGGATGATGGTCTCGCCGGCGTGGACGAGCGCCAGGCCGGTCTTCGCGACCTCGCCGCCCTCCGCGAATCCGGGGAAGTGGAGCTCGGGCATCTGCACCGAGATCCCGTGGCCGGTCACGTGGAAGGGACCGACCCAGAAGTCGATCATCTCGAAGGCCTGGCGGAAGACGTAGCTGATCGCCTCCCAGATGTCGTGCACCGCGGTGCCGAAGGCGTCGGCGATCGCGCCGATGATCTTCTTGCCGATGTTGAAGAACGTCGTGACGAGCGCCGGCAGGGCGTCGAAGAGCGCCCAGTGGATGATCGTCCCGAGGATCTGCGGCGCGTACTCGATGAACGCCGGGATCGCGACGTCGATGATGAACGAGCCGAACTTGCCGCCCCAGTCGACGAGCGCGTCGCCGATCTCGTCGGAGTGGTCGGCGATCCAATGGAGCCCGGTGCTCAGCATGTTGAGGAGCTCCTGGACCATCTTCAGCGAGGCAGGGCCGACCCACGCCACGAACTCCCTTGCCCACGTGAGCAGCCCGTCGCGGATCTGCGGCCCTGCAGTCTGGATGAGCCCGAGCACGCCCTTGATGACCTCTGTGCCGCGATCGCGGAACGTCGAGATGATCGCGGGGATGTCCCCGGCGAAGATCGCCTTGAAGAGGTCCCGTACGAAGGCGAGGTTCGTCATGATGACCTTCGCCGGCTGCTCGCCGACCATGTTCGAGAGGATCGCGCCGGCGCCGGGCGCGGTCCCGGTGATCACGCCGAACATCTCGCCGAGCGCGCCGGTGATCCCGTAGAGCAGCTGCGAAACCGTCTCGATGATCGGCGCGAGCGCGCCGAAGGGCCCGCGGAAGGCGTCGATCATGCTGACCGCCATGTCGAGCGCGCCGGTGAAGATCGGCAGCAGCGCGCCACCGATGTCCTCCTTCACGTTGTCGAGCTGGTTCTGGAAGATCTGCCACTTGCCGGCGGCGGTACTGGCGAAGGCCTCGGACTGGCCGGCGAACTTCTGCTGTACCAGGGCGAGGACTTCGGTCGCCTTCGTGCCCTTGTCGACGTGGATCCCGTAGCGGCCGAGGACGTTCACGGTCTCGTCGGTGACCTTACCCAGGAGCTTCGACGCGGTCGCGAGATCGATCTGCGCGCCACGCGCGAAGTCCGTCGCGATCGGGAGGCGCTTGAGGGCCTCCTCGGCGTCGCCGGTCTCGTTAGTGAGCGTGGTCATCGCGTCGCGCATCTCGCCGTCGCTGAAGGCGGTCATCCGCTCCATGCGGTAGATCGTTTCCTCGATGTCGTCGCTGTAGTCGCGCCAGTTCTTCCCGGTCGCCGTGATCGCCTGGCGCATCCGCTCGACACCCTGCTCCTCGTCCGCGGCCGCGCGCGCGAAGTCGATGCCCGCGGTGATCGCGGCGCCGAGCCCCGCGGTGAGACCGATGAACGCGGCCTTCGCGAGCTCGCCGGACTTGCCGAGCGAGTCGAGTTTTCCGCCGACGTGGCCGAGGACCTCGGACGCGGCGTCCTTCGCCGCGAGCACGATCGCGAGCTCGACCGCCTCACCCATTCGGCGTCTCGCCCTTCAGCTCGCGTGCTTCCTTCAGCGTCTTGTTGAAGCCGGCCCACCCGGCGACCTGGTGCATCGGCTGCCGACGCCAGACGACCTCGTCGGTGAAGCCCATCTGCATGCGGAACCGCATCAGGCCGAGCTCATCGGGGGCGTCCCCGTATCCGAGGGCGTGGGCGAGGAGCTTGTCGTCGGCTGCTCGAAAGGGCGGCGGATCGCCTCCGGGACCTTGTCGATGTACGCCTTGATGAGATCGCGGCCGACCTTGCGCCATCCGGCCGGGACCGTGAGGTCGATCGGGGCCCCGCGGCGGTCGACGAAATTGCTCGCGACCGTGATCTCCGCCAGCATCTCGAGGACGCGCTGGAGCTGCGACGGATCCGAGGCCACGTCCATGAGATCCATGAACACCCCGACGGGCGCGTTCGCGCGGATGTCGGCCCACCAGCCCTCGTACATGCCGTCGAACGTCACCCGCGCGGTGACGTCGGGCATCCTGCGTTCGTCGCTCATGGCAGGGCCGAGAGCGCGTTGGCGACGGCGAGGGAGAGGGCGTAGGCGAGGGCCGAGTCGTACTGGCCCTCGAGCGTCGCGTTGAAGATGACGTTCGTGTCGCGCTTGCCAACCTGGTACTTCGTCCAGATCCCGGCGAGCACGATGTCGATCGACTTCGGCGTCGTCGGCGAGCTCGCGGCGATGTTGGATCCGATCGCGGTGACACGCACCACGCGCGGCGTCTTCGAGTCATAGTTCGCGCGCTCGGTGATCGTCGCGGCGTTGCCCTCGAACGCCAGGTCGAGCGTGAACTTGCGGCGGGCGCGCCCCATGCCCGTGTACTTGGCTCCCCCGCCGTCCGCGAAGAACTTCGGCTTGAGCATGTTCTGGACCTTGAAGGTCCAGCCGATGAGCCGGCCGGTCAGGTACGAGCTCGGCACGGCGCCGGCGTTGCCGATCGCGACCTTCGAGAGGTGCGTGACCGCGTCCTCGAGCACTCGGTCGCTGAGCGCCCCGGTGAACGTCGCCGTCGCGAAGTCGTCGGCGATGAGCTTGACCCGCAGCTTGATCGCCTCGCCGAGCGCCGCGGAGAGCTCCAGCTCGTCGACCATGACGAAGCCGGCTTTCCAGGCCTGGGTGTCGTCGCCGGTCTCGATCGTCGCCGTCTTGAGATCGTCGGTCGCCTGGGTCGGCACGAACGTGTACGTGTACACGCTCGTGTTCGAGAGGACGCCGGTGACACCGCCCTTGAGCGCGAGCTGGCACCACCACGGCACGTCCTCGTACGTCGCCGCGGCGTCGAGCTGCATGCCCGACTGGATCAGCCCAGGCTGCGAGCGGAAGTGGGCGTCGAAGGACTGGCGGTCCTCGTCCTCGGTCCAGATCGGCGGCACGGTCTCGTCCCACATGCCAGTGCCGTAGACCTTGCGCGTCGCGGCCACCTGCGTGCCGCGTGTGGACTCCAGGCCCGCCTGGTGCTTGATGAGGACAACTTCGCCCATCTCTAGACCACCTTCTCGTAGAGCCCGGAGCTCTCGATGAGCTCGACGTCGAGCGTCGCGACGTCGGCAGACGTGAGGTCACGCGCTGGGATCCCGCCGAGGAAGGCACCCGCGCCCACGTAGCGGTACGCCACGTCGGGCTGGCCCTGGCTGGTCTCGGTCGTCTCGCCTGGATCGCTGGGTCTCTTGGGCATCTGGGTCTCCTTCCTCATTCGCGGGGGTTACGCGGCGTAGGCGACGGCCTCCTTCTGGGTCACGCGCAGAACGAACTCGATCGCGAGGCGGTCGCGGTACATCGAGTCCTTGATCTCGGAGATCGACTCGAGCTCGCATGCATCCGCCACGGCGTTGAGCCTCACCTTGCCGGCGAACGCGGTGCGGATCACCGGGATGAAGGGCGTGAGGATCGCGTCGGCCTCGTGGAGCATGCTGCGGGCGACCGAGAGCACGAGCTCGAACGGCAGGCGATGCGTGTAGACGCTCAGATCGCCGCCGCCCTCGAGAATCTGCGTCCCGCCGAACCGGACGATCGCGCAGACGCCGTCTTCGCCGAGCGAGCCCGGCTCGATGACCCGCCCGTACGCGAACTTGATCGTCTTGCCGCCTGCGGAGAGCGCGCCGGCGCCCGCGTAGACGCCCGGGCGGACCTGAGTGCCGCCGAGGACGTGCGCGATCTCGTCGCGCGCGAGCTGCACGTTGAGCGCGGTCATCCGCGCGCCGCCTTCCGCGCGATCGTCTCGAGGGCGGCGCGGAACAGGCCCTCGGTCTCGCGCCGCACGGCGTCGAACGCCTGGCGCATGATCGGGTGACCGACCGTGCCGCGGCGACCGATCATCACGGCGAGACCGCGCGCCTTCTCCATCGGGATCCCGTACCGCCGCGCCATCGCGCGCGCGGCCTTCATCGGCGGCGGCTTCGTGTTCGGCCCGCGCGAGCGCAGCGAGAAGATCGCCGCGCGGGTGCCCGCGGTGATGCGCGCCGCGACGTCGACGCCGGTGCCGCTGACCTTGATCTTGATGCCCTTCGCGGCGTGGCCGCCGGGCGAGTGGATCCGCCGCTGGACCTCGTCGCGCACGATCGCGGCGGCCGCGCTCACGGCTTTGCGCTCCTCGAGCCGGAGCTCGGGCGGCAGGCCGCGAAGTTGCGCGCGAAATCTCTCGAGGTCGGGGATCTCCACGGAGATGCTCATGCCACGAGGAGCGCCTTGCGGTTGCGCATCGCGCGGTACGTGACGTCGGGGTAGGTCCGCACCCGCCCGTCCTGGGCGAGATCGCCGACGCCGATCTGTCCGCCGGTGGCGACGCCGCGATCGCGGAGCATCGATACGACGAGCTCGACGCACGCTTCCTTCACGTCGACCGGCACGGCGGCGTAGCCCCAGCTGCCGGCGATCTCCACCGTGGAGCTCCCGGGCGGCCAGGTAAAGTCCACGCCGGCGGGCGCATCGACGAGCTTGAGGTAGCCGGCCGGCTCGGCTGGGTCGCGGTCCTCGGGGCCGAGGATGACGTCGCCGAGGCGGTTGCCCTCGACGGGCGAGACGGGCACGACGCGCCAGCTGCCCTGCACCGTGGTGCGCAGCCGGACCGTCGTGAGCGACGCGAGGTCGGGGATGAAGAGCGTCCGCGTCGCTCTGCCGGAGAAGTACTTCGTGGCGGTCGTCGAGTCGAAGCGGCGGCCGGTCTCGACGTTGAAGAGCTGCGTCGCCTCGCTGCAGAGCTCATCGAGGAGCGTGTCGTAATCGGTCGAGAGGTCCTGCAGCCGGTTGTGGATATCGGCCTTCGCGCAGTAGTCGGCCACTCAGCTCATCCGTACTCGATGACGTAGTAGGACGGCACGCCGTAATCGGTGTTCGCGCCGATGCCCTGCGTGACCGTCTTGATCTTGTAGCCGGGCGGCAGGATCAGCCCACCCGGGAGCGACCCGTTCGAGCGGATATTCGGCGTTGCGCCGATCTGGCCGGTGACGGGCACGTCGACGCCCCACGTGTAGGCACACGTCGTCGAGGCACCCTGCGCGGCGCTCGTTCCCGGGAACTCGGCGATGACGTTGTCGCTCGGATCAGTGATCTGCAGAAACGGGAGCGGCGTCTGGGTGATCCCCTGGACGCACGGCACCTGCACGGTCAGGAGCTCCCAGTACTTGCCGGCCGGGACGACGTCGGTGACCTCGACCCCGGCAGCGGGGTTCGCGCCCGCGACGCGCTTGATCGTCCAGATGTTGCTCGGGATCGGGCGTGGCACTTAGCGCTCGCCCCGCTTGCGCCCGGGCTCGTCCGTCGCGTCCTCGATGCCGTAGTGCGCGTCGACGGGGGCGAAGAACTCCGGCCACTGCGCGAGAGCCGCGTGGCCCTTCGCGAACCGGGTCTGGCCCTTCTTGAAGTAGACGGTGCGGCCGTCGGGCAGCTCGCCCGATCCGCTCTCGATCGCGACGTAGATCTCGGCGGCGTTCGCTTTCGCCATGTCGGGTCGGTCCTCCCCGGACTGGATGGGGGCGGGCTCGCGCCCGCCCCCATCGATTTCAAAGGGCTCTAGGTCTTGAGGAACTTGAACGCGGCCTCGGACAGTGCCTTGCCGCCGTTCCGCCAGAAGCCGAACAGGCCCCGCTGCCCGGTCGGGAAGCGGTTCGCGGCGCCGAAGAGCTGCGGGATGAGCTCGAGGCTCATGCCGATCCGGTCGACGATCTTGTAGTACGAGAAGTCGCCGAGGAGCAGGATCCGCGAGCCAGTCGTGAGGATCGAAAGCATCTGGCTCGACTCGTAGCTCGGGTAGCCCAGGATGAAGAGCCCGGTGCGACCGGGCGTCGGCACCTGGTTGTTCAGGGACTGGGTGATGTACATCGCGAGGCCGGCGCCACCGGCGGTGTCGAACTGCCGGATCCGGCTGTACTGCGCGCGGTTGCCGACGAGCGACGCCCGCGGCCGGAAGCGCGGCGGCAGCGCACCTTCGAGGGTGTACGTGTCGCCGATGACGAAGGCGCCTGCACCGGCGGTTGCCTGGTCCGTGCCGGCGCTCATCGCGTTGAGGCCGGTGGGCTCGTTCGTGCCGGAGCCGGAGAAGAACTTGTTCGACTCGAGGTCGTCCTTCGCGTCCGCGATGAGCCGGGCCATCTCGGTCTGGAGCGAGCCCCAGTCCTGGCCCGATTCGATCGAGAACGGGATGAAGACCTGCGCGCGGACCGCCGGCACGACGGGCTGCGTCATGGTCGGCGTGTTGTCCGAGGCCTCGGTGCCTTCTGCCGCGTACGCGGCCGTGACCGCACCGGCGGTGGCGCCGCGCCACTCGTTCACGACGATCTGCTCGACGGAGCAGATGGCCCGCCACGGGTTCACGCTGAAGTTCGACGTCGGGATGACCGTCGGGTCGAGCTGGTACGGGATCGGAATGCCCGTGGTGCCGAGACCGAGCGCGCGCTCGGCGGCAATCCCGCGCTCGAGAGCGCCCTGCTCTTCGCGGCTGAATGGCACGAAGCTCAGCCCCCGCATCGCGGCGTTGACCGCCTTCACGTAGGCGCGCCGATATGCCGGGTCGCCTGTCGCCAGAAGGTAGCGCGCGAACGAGCCGAACTCATCGTCACGCTCGAGCAGCGTCTCGACGTGCCCGCGGGCATCCTCGGTCGTCACGCCGTATGTCGCGACGTCCTTCTTCGACCGCGTCAGAGGGAAGTCGGAGATCTCGATCGAGCGGCGAGCGCGGGTGTGGAGCTCCTGGCGCATGCCCTCGGGATTGCCGAGGTTCGCGCGAATCGTCGACAGGTCGTAAATGTCGCGCTCCTTCACCGAGCCGCGCGCTTCGGGGTTGCGGAACAGCTCGTCCTGCTCGCGCTCCGTTGCGGACGGTCGCTCGGCGAGCTCGCGCACGATGCGGGCGCGGCCCTCGAGCTCGGTGACGCGCTTGGTGATCTCGGCGTCGCCGTCCTTGAGCTTGCTGAACTCTTCGCGCTCGGCCTCGTTGAATGGCTGGCCGGCCTTGTCGGCATCGAGCTCGACGAGGCGCTCGCGGAGTTCCTTCTGGTACGACGTGAGCTCCTCGACCGACCGCAGCGTGTCGAGCTCTTTGAACTCGAACGCGACGGTGCCGATGAGGAAGACAGGCCCGAATGCCGCGATGGCATCGGCACCGGTCACCATCGCCAGGGCCAGCGCGGCCAGGGCGAAGAAGAGCCCGATGACGAGCGGCGCGGGAGGCATGTGCTTGAGCACGCGGCGGATCAGAGCGAGCGGATCCATTGCTCTCGTGACCTCCTGGGTGAAATCTCGCGGCGCTCAGTGCCCGCCGCTGGCGTAGCGCGCTGGGGGATGCGCGAGCGCAGGTGCGCGCTCGCCTCGGGGTACTGCGGGAACGTCACCGGGCCGAACTCTTCGACCATCGCCTCGGTGATCGTCCGCTCCGGGATCGCACGCGGGTTGTAGTCCGAGGCCTTCGGCTTTTCGACGAGGTTCTCGGCGACGACGTAGAAGCGGAACGAGGCCCCGTACGCGTCGTCGCGCAGGCCCTCCATGACGAGCTCCGGGATCCCGCGGTACAGGCCGACCTCGTAGGCCGCGCCCACTTTGTCCTCCGCGAGCTGGTCGATGCGGCCGAGGACCTTGTTGCCGAGGAAAGGATCGCGGCCGTGGTTCAGCGTCACCCGCATCGTCGCGCGATCGTCACGGATCGTGTTGGCGAAGGCGCCGGGCGCGATCGCCTCCATGAAGTTGCCTTCCCACATGGACTCGATCTCGCTCCACACGTTGAAGACGGCGAAGTGGCCGAACATCGTCGGCTGGGCGTCAGCCGCGGCCGGCACCTCCCGCGCCGGCGAGACCGCGCGGGTACGGCGGGCGTTCGTCGGCAGGATGACCCGGCGGCCGGTGCGCTCGTCGAGCTGCTCGGCGGTGATGAGCTCGCGGCGCTGCGCGACGGGGAGAGCGCGGTACTGCGCGCGAAGACGAGCGAGGCGATCGCGATCGCCGGCCTGGTCGGCCGAGCGGATGGCAGCGCGAAGGCGGACAGAGCTCGCGCTCGGGCCTGGCGTCTCTTCGGGCTCGCCGTCCTCGTCCGGATCCGCGATCCCGAGCTCGTCCAGGAGCGTGTCGATCTCTTCGTCGGCCGAGTCCACGAGGAAGTCGATGTTCGAGAGCCGGGCGATCTGCTCGTCGGTGAGGGTCATCGAGGCGCGCGCGAGCGCCCGCGCGACCCTACGCATACGTCGCTGAACCTTCCTCAGCATCTGGGCTCGAACGATTGCGCGCGCAACGGGCCGCGCCTAGACGACAAAGCGGGACATTTCGCGCCACGCGCGGATGTCGCCCAGGTGTCTCGTGACCGTGCGCTCGCTGAGACCGAGCTCGGCGGCGATCTCCTTGCGGCTCTTTCCGGCCTCGATGAGCTCGTTGATGCGGCGCTGGCGCGAGCTGAGCGTGCGCTTCGCCGGGGCCGGAAGAGCGGGCTGCGCCGGCGGCGGTGCGACCGCGGGCGGCGTCGCAGGGGTCTCGCCGGGGACCGTCTCGGGGAGCTTCTGGCTGCCGGGCGACTGCAGCTGCACCGAGTAGAGACCCGAGTGCTCGAGGCGCGTGATGTCGCCGGCGTTCACGGCCTCGATCACGGTCGTCGGCTTGAAGCCGGCGTCGATGAACGTCTTCACCGTGGTCGCCTGCATCTGCTGGATCTCCGCCGCGTCGAGGACGTCCTCGCGCAGGAACGGGATGTCGCGGTCGTCGTACCAGAGCTCGCTGCCCTTCGGGACGCTGACGAGCGGGCTGAGCGATCCCGCGGCATTGCGCCAGAGCGGTCGCATCGTCCCATCGACGAGGCGCCGACGCGCCTGCTGGTAGTTCGAATACGTCGCCGACGCGAGGCCCTCGGAGAGGCCGACGATGATCGGCGGCACGGCGGCCGCCATCGCGATCCGCGTCTCACCCGCGCCCTGGGTGAGCTTGAAGTCGATCTGGCGCATGTTCGCGCCGACGACCTGGGTCGTGGCGCCGCCCGCGAGGTAGAGCGTCCGGTACGCGTTGAGCACGCCGCTGTGCTCCTGCTCCATGAGCTCGACGAACTCGTTGAACTGCTTCGGGTCCGTCACGGACTTGTCGAGCGAGACGACGATGTTCGGCGTGGCGCCGTTCTCGAAGAACTTCAGCTTATGCGTCGTCGCGGCCGCGTCGCCGAGCACGTCCTGGATCACCGGCAGGATCCAGCTCATCCCGCGGAAGCGAAACTCCGGATCCGGGATCGGCGCGAAGTGGCCGAAGCTCCCGGGCAACAGGATCTCTGGCTTCGTGTCGCCGCTCGGCCCGCCGCGCTGGTACATCAGGCCAACGATCTCGGCGTCGAGCTCCCAGCCCGGATACTCCGAGTCGGGCTTCGACTGGCTGCCGATGATGATCGTCGTCCAGTCGGGCCGCATCCGGTAAACGCGCTCGCCGCGGCGCGCCGCGAAGCCGTTGCCGGCGAGATCGGCATCCTGGATCAGCCGGGAGAGGAGATCTCCGGTCGTCGAGCTCGGGCCCGTCGGCTGCTCGAGCGGCGCGAGCGAGGCATCGCCCCACATCTCGCCCGGCCGGCCCTTCACGCGTCGGCGGTACTGAAAGCGCGCCTCGCTGAACAGGAGCATGCGGACCAACATGCACGCGAAGATCACGCCGTTGCGCTGGTAGATCGAGCGCACGTAGCCCTCGAAGCTGTTCTGCGGGACCTCCTGCTTTTCGCCGAGCGCCGGCGAGGCGAAGAGCGGCCCCAGGAACGGGTAGCTCATGCCGTTGAAGTTGAAGTACGAGAGCCAGTCAGTGAACGAGAGCGGACGCGCCGCGTCGCGCGAGATCCACTTCGCCACGCGCGTGCGCGTGCGGTCGATGAAGTTCACCTAGCGTCCTTTCCCTTGCCCCATGCGACGAGCGGCGTCGCCGGCGGTCTGAGCGCACCGTGCTCGATCGCCTGACCTCGCGCGACCTCGGCGAGGATCCCGGCGACGAGCGCGTCGATGAACATGCCCTGGCGCTTCGGGACGACCTTGAGGTAGTAAGGCGACGACGTCGGGCTCTCGTCCGGCCGCGGCTGCCGACGCTTGCCCTTCGTGAGCGCGGCGCTCTTCGCGTGCGACGTGAGGGTCTTGTCGCCGTTGTGGGTGAAGCCGCCCTTGCAGTGCTCGAGGAAGCGTGTGATCGCATCGTCCATGCGACGCTCGCTGTTCGTCGGGAACTCGACGACGCGCTCGGGCCAGCGTGAAGCCCAGAGGGCGAAGTACTCCTGCCAGCGATACGGATCCCCGAAGAGGAAGCGCACGTCGTACGCCTCGAACGCCGCGGTGACGTTCGCGTCGACGTCGCCGCGAGGCACCAACCCGTCGGGGTACTGGGCGGGATCCCAGATCTTGAGCGGGAACCATCGACCATCGACGACGCGGCTCGCCACGAGCGCGGTCATATCGCGCGATCGCGAGCCGTCGAAGCCGAGCGCGACCATCGTCTTTCGGTCGAGCTCGCCGGGTCGCGCGGCCGCATCCCAGCGCGCGGAGTCCACGGCATCCGTGACACCGACCTCGATGCGGTTGAAGAAGAACCGATAGGCCGTCGCGGCCGATGAGCACACCGCCGGGTCACGCGCGTCCTTGAGCACCCGCTCGCGATCGACCCACTCGCTGTCGCCGTACACGTGGTCGAGGTACTTGAGGCACGCCTCGTCGTCCTCGAGATCCGGGCGGCGCAGCTCGCGGCCGTTCGCGTCGCGATCGCCGTTGTAATCGATGAGGACGTCCTCGGCGCCGCCCTCGTGGGTGCGCTGCGCGACCGACGACTCCGACGGGTCGTACGCGTTGGTCGTCTCGCCCCAGCGACCGCCCATGCCGGCGAGGTTGCGTTTCATGTTCTCGGCGAGGAGGACGCCGCCGTTCGAGATCGTCATCAGGTGCGACTCGTCGAAGTGTCCGTACGTGAGGCGCGCGCCGAGTCGCGCTCGGCCCGACGAGGTCCTCGGCTCGATGAGGCCGCCGCTCGCGAGGTTGATGTCGAGCTGGCCGATGTCGACGCCGGGCAGATCCGCGATCGGCCCGTTGACCATCCCGAGGATCGCGAGCCAGGTGTTGTCGGTCTGGTCCTCGCTCGTCGAGACGATCTGCACCCACGGCGTGGGATGCGGACGGCCCACCGGCTCGCCATCCGCGTCCCAGCCGTCGAAGCGCACGGGTCCGAGGAGCTCGGCGAGGTCGATCGCCCCGCCGAACGGGCTCTTCCCCCACTTCTGCGACCGCATGAGCAGCGCGCCGCGGTACACGAAGGCCCTCGAGGGCCGTGCCTCGTCGAGGACCGCGTCGGGGTAGAGGCGATAGAACCGCTTGAGGAAGACGAGCATCTCGTTCGTCAGCCGGTAGGGCTCGCTCTGATGGATGCCGTCCGGGATCACGCACATGGTCTCGATCCATTGCGCAACCTGGATCCCGAGCGTCGGGTACTCGCCGGAGCGACGCGGTCCGCGCCACGGCATCTTCTAACGACCTTCCCGGACACCGACGCGGAGGCCCCTGAAGAGAGCCTTCGCGAAGGCAAGCCAGTAGCCCGGATGCCAGCGGCGGATCCGCGTCCGGAACTCGAGCTCAAGGCGATCGTCGACGACGCGGCTGCCGATCTCCTCAAGTTCGACCCAGCCAAGATCGATGCGACCGATTGCGCGCGCCATCAGTCGGCCACCTGGTCCATGCGCGTCGCGATGTCGACGACGTTCGGGCCGGCATCGTCGCCGACGTCTGTGATCTCCCAGCGGAGCCGCAGCATCGCCATCGGGCTCATACCGAGCCGGTCCTCGAGCTGGTGGAGCTCCTGGAAGATCCACGAAGCGGCCTTCGGTCTTTCAGATTGCGCACGCAATCGCACCCAGCGCGCGACGACGTCGACGACCCCGAGTCGCTCCCATGCGACAGCCTGCGGTCTCGCCCACTCGGCGGGCCAGAGGATCTTCTCGCGCTTCGTCTGCCGCGGCAGCGGCCACGCCGGCGGATCCCCCGGACGTCCGCTCGACGGCAGTCGCATCGTCGCGCCGGCGCCGAGACCGCGACCCTTCCGGCGCTGCTGCGCCTCGGGCTTGGGCGCGGGCCCCATGCCCGCCATCAGGCGCAAGTCCCAGTCTGGACAGCACCGCGCGGCCCAGACCTGTCGACATTGCGAGGAACCTGGGTTTGGGGTCTACGCGGGGGAACTTTTTCTCGAGGCGATGCCACCCCCCCGGTCCTATGCACGTCGACGAACGCGAGCGCCCTTCGATGCGTTGCACGATCTGCACAGCACGTCGAGCTCGCTGTCTTCGCGATCGCGATCGAAGGCGAGTGGGGTGCGATGGTCAGCAGTGAGGTCACGTGATGCATGAGGGGCGCGCTGCCAGCCTGGACACACCCACCCGTACCGCGCCACGTGCTCCTGCACAGCGGCGTGCGCACGGGCCCGGTGCTGCCGGTCGTAGCCCCGTGCTGCAGCGTTCCCTCGTCGCGCCTCGAGCGCGCGTTCGTGGCGCGCGCAACGTCGGCCACGCGTGAGCACTCCGCAGTCGAGACATGTCCGCAGCGCCATCGACTCACGTGAAGACGCCGCCCTGCAGAAAGCCGTGGTAATCGCCACTCGCGATCGAGCCCGCTCCTGCAGCGCACGTCGTGGGCGCGGATGCATCCTCGGTTCCGGCGTTCTTGTCGACCGTGAGCTTCGGCGGTTCGCCGTGCCGGATCCAGCAGCGGTGCGTCTTCTCGCCCTGCATGGTGCAGTTCGAGGCTGGGCCATCGATCATCCAGTCGTGGCCATTCGGGAGCTTCGCGACAAGACAGCGGCCGTCCTTGCCCCGGGCGAAGTCGCCCATCCAGGTCGCGTTCCATATCGCACCAGGCGGCGCGTCGCGCAGCGACCACTCACCGGCAGCTCCGTCGGCGCGCTTCCAGAGCGGATGCCAGCTGACCTGCCATTTGTCGTCGTCGACGAAGACGTAGCCGCACGCGCAGCGGGCCGGCCAGCGGTAGTCGTCGTGCGACCAGTGGTCGCCTTTCGAGTCGATCGTCAAGCCCTCGATGACGAGCACGCGATCGCGCCAGGGCTCGTCGTCAGTCGGCGTCACGGGCATCAGCGGGAACGTGCCGAGATCCATCGACGCGTCGTGGTAGCTGTACTCGCCGGGCATCTTCGGGCAGGGTTCATGGATGGGCTGGTGATCGGGCGTGTAGCGCGTGCTGCGATACCGGCGCAGCGCCACCGTCGCGCGATCGATCTCGACGAGTAGGAACGCCTCGACGCTCACCTGCAGACCACCGCGAACGATCGGTTCGCATAGGCCGTCGCGCATTTGGGACCGCCGAACGTGCCGATCGTGCAGGCACCGACGAAGATCCCGACGATGAAAATCGTGAGCATCCTCATCGAAGCGCCCCGGCGCGCTCGCGAAGATCGAGGACCTTGAGCCCGGCCTCGTACTGCGCCAGGGTGAGATCCGTCGGCGGCTCGGTGCCGTCGGCGACGTAGAGCCCGGTGAGCGGATCACGCGGAAGGTTCCGCGAGCTCGAGTGCTCGAGGATCTTCGCGACCTCGAGCGGATCCACTAGAGCGCCTCCGCGGCGGCGAGCCCGAGATCCTCGGCGATCCATTCGTAGCCGATGTGCGCGATGAGCGCAGCGAGCCCATCCGGCGAAGATGAGGCGCTGTCGGCCGCGCGATCGCGACCACGTCCGCCAGTGCATTGTCATCGCGAGGAGCTCGTACGCGAGCACTCCACCGCTCAGGAGCACGATCCACGACTGCAAGGCCGCGCCGCCGAGCGCGGACACCGGATCCGCGCCCGACGGACGCAGGTGGGGAGGTGGGGGGGACTGTCTCATCGCTCGTGCAGCGGGACGAGCCAGAGAAACGTCCCGACGACAACGTCGCGCGGCAGCTCAGGGAGCTCGTTCGTTGCGCGCGCCATCTTGAGGGCGAGGCCGGCGACGACGAAGTCGCGCGGCTGCGGATCCACGATGCCCATCGCCACGAGCAGATGGCCGTAGACCTGATTGGCGTGATCGCTGATCCCCGCGAGGAGCTCTTCGTGCGGGTCGACGACCCGTCGATCGAGCGCGTCCTTCCCTACCTTCGCCACGCGACCTCCTGGCCGGAGTCGGTCACGCGCACTCTGGGCAAGCGCGCGCGCGATGTCGCGCCGAAGACGGGCTCCCGTGTAGTTAGTTCCATCAACTGGCCGTAGTTATTTCTGCAGGGCGAGCGCGCGGATCTCCGCGTCGCGGAGCGCGAGCGCGAAGAGCTCCTGCATCGAGCTCACGCCGAACTTCCGGTAGATGCTCGCGAGCTGGTTGTTCACCGTCGCGGTCGAAATCTGTAGGTCGACCGCGATCTCCTTCCGGCCTCGCCCGCCGAGATAGAGCCGCAGGACCTGTCGCTCACGGTCGGTGAGCCGCTTCACCGGGCTCAGCCGGACACGCTCGCGCTCCCCACGTTCGCCAGGGCCCGTCGCATCGTCGCGATCGCGCGGCCGTCCTCGACCATGTCCGCCGTGAAGCGGTAGACGCGCCAGCCGCGGATCGCCGCCTCGTTGTACTTCTCAGCGTCGCGCGCGAAATCCGCACCGCGGGTGTGACGGCCCTGGACCCACGAGCCGCCCTCGATCTCGACAGCGATGCCGATATCGCGCCAGGCGAAGTCGAAGCGCCATTTCCGCGGCGGCGCGAAGACGAACTCGCGCTCGCAGCCCTGGCGCATCGAGCCGTCGCCGTCGCCGAGCTGGATCCAGAAGAGCAGCTCGAGGCGCGATCCGTCGATCGCTACCACGGCCGGGATCTCCGCCACGTGCCCGATCGAGCGCCGCCGGTGGCTGGCGACGAAACGGCCCCCGCCCCCGCCGACGACGGCGCTCGATCGAGCGCGGTTTGGATCCTCTCGAGCTGCGCGAGGAGCTCGAGCCCGTCGACTCGGACGATGCTGCCCTCGCGTTTGACGAGCTCGACGATGCCCTCGGCCGCATCGGCGACGTTGAGGAGATAGACGACCTCGTCCCGCGCGATGCCGGCGGCGCCGAGCCATGAGAATGCGCGGCTCGCGCGATCGAGATGCGCTCGAATCTCGGCGACCCTCGTCATGAATGCGGTCCGTGGTGGTGCCCGCCCGTGAGGATGTGCTCGACGGTCTGGTCGACGAGGTCTTCCCACCACTGGCGCACGCCGACGTCGACGACGAGCTTGATGCCCTGGCCCGTTGCGAGCCCGGAGTCGTTCTCAGGCGTCGCGCCGAGGTAGACGATCGTCGCGATGATCCCCTCGCACATCTGGCGGGCCCATCGATCACGCTGCGCCTGGTCGCCGGCGGATCCGAAGTCGAACTGCTTCATGACGTTCGGCGGGGTCAGGTAGCGACCGACGGTCGTCGTCGGTGTGAGAGGCTCGGCAACGTTCGGGTCGCGCGCGAGGATGATGAGCTCGTACTGCGCCTCGGGGTGGCGCAGGAACGCCGGCGGCTGGCCCTCCAGCGAGCGCAGGTGGATCACGGAGACGCCCCACGCCTTGATGCACCAGTGGAAACGTTTCTCTGGCGTCGCCTCGACCCACCACGCGTCGATGGTCGCGTCGGCGCGATGCGCCTCGTCCGGGTGCTCGCGCGCCATCGTCACGGTGTCGAGCCGGAAGGCGCGCGCGTACTTCCCGTCGACGATGACGTCGGGTAGCGGATCGCCGAACTTGTACGTCATCGGCGCCAGCTCGCCCAATCGTCGAGTCGGAAGGCGCGCGAGCGCAGCTGGTCGGCCGTCGTGCATGGGCAGTCCGTCCCGGCGTGCCCGCGCTCCCACTGATCGGCTAGCTCGTAGTAGTGCCGAGCGATGGCGCGCGCGCGCTCGGCCAGGGTCAGGCGGCGATCGGAGTCGAGGAAGTCGCCCAT